GTTAGAACTCTCTAAGATCGTATCCCTGGAAAGCGTATTGCCTGAAGACGTATACGTCCCCAGTCCAACTTCCCAGTTCCCCGTGCTGCTCTCAAAGATTCCATAGTACGTTGTGTCGCCATCGCCCAACGCATTATTGAAGGTTTGGAATCCCGCGAAAGCTGAACCCAAGGATAAAGTACCAGTACCAGTCGTTGAACTGTATACTTTTACACGATCTTTTACGACAAGTGCCATACTATTTGACCCTTATGCTGGTGAACCTATTCTGATGATTGCGTTTGTAGGCCCCGTTGGGTCTGGAAAACTGATCTGAAAGTCCCCAGAAGTAGACGTTTTTGCGCCCTCAAAATCTAAGATTGCTACCGCATCTGTGGTGTCAGTCCCGCCATCTGTAGTAGAATTGTAGATCAACGCCCCATACGCCGTAATTGTCGCAGAAGTAAACGTGATATCGCTAAAGTCTGCCCAAGCAACTGTGCTACCGCTGCTTGTACCTAAACTTGTCAACTCGTTTACGTTAGCAGATGGTCCGCCGTTCTTGTAAGATCCAGACGCTGCAACTTCGTTTGTGTTTGTGTAGTCTGTTGTAGCCTCTGTAAAAGAAGCGTTATTGTCATACAACGCAATACCAAAGGTGTGGCCCGTTGTCTGAGTGAAGTTATGTTTACCTTCAAGCAATTGCTTCTTGAAAGAAGTACACATGATGTTTTCGCTAAAAGCCATTATAGTCTCCTTATGAGTTCCGCCAGAGACGGATGTCCCGCATCTTTTATGGCATTATACACAGTCGTGCGGTCACTGGAAACAGCTTGTTTCATGTACCCTTCTACGACCTTTTCAATCTGCTTAGAGAAAGCATACGCTTGATCTCTAATTGCAGGATGTGCTTGATCGGATACCGAAAGAATCTTTTTGACACACTGTTCTGCCAATTCTTCAGGCGTAAACCCTCGATTCTGTGTCGTTTTGATATCCACCGTCAGCATTATTGTTTCTCCCTAATCACCTTACCTGTGCGATACTCGTCTGTTGTCTCTTTCGCTTCACCCAACATTTTTACGCCGATCATCGCGTCTTGGAATCGTTGTGTGTAATTAGAGATAATATCCGCTTCGCCTTTCATATAAGTAGCGGCTTCAATTAATGACGCATACAACAATGCAATTTGAGCATTCTCACTTAACCAAGAAGATTGGCTGTCAGTAAGAACTGTAAGACTTTGAGGGCGATAGAAGTAATGCAACTCCGCTGAGTACACCCCGTCTGGTGTCGGAGCCAAAATAAAAGTATCTACGTCATACTGCGCATAATATCGTGGTGTGCCCAAAGTACTGCCGTCAGGTGTATACGTTTGTATAAACGAGGGATCTTTAAAGTCTAAAAAGGCTTTGTCACCATCTGCCCCTGCAAGACTCAAAGAAAACGGAGCCAAGAAATCACTAGGACAAGCTAAATACTTATTATTAGAACTCGTATTTGCAGAGGCGTTTTTTCTAAATAACGACAGTTGTGCGTTTTTTAAAATACGTTCTTCAGCTAATCGGATAAACAAAGGGATGTTATTTACGAATGACGTTTCTGCGTTATCCGTATAGTCCTGCACTGCTTGTTTTAGTTCACCGTAATTCATCTACGCCTCCACCGTTACTGGCCCTGCTGAAGCAAAGTCTCCACCGCCTCGAATACCGCCAACTGTAGCTGTACCAGAAACCGTTATCGTATAGTTGTTTTCATCTACCTTTGTAACCGCATAACCAGATGCGTTTGTAATGTCCGCTGCGGTGATTCCATCAAACGGAGCCGCCGTTCTAAACCGAACAACATCATCAGTACTGCGACCATGTGCTATTTCATACACCGTAACCACTGAAGAACCCTGCGCACCTGTAGTAAACGGATTGTTCTGTAGTAGCACCTCTACCGCAGGTTCTACCCGATCTGGTCTAGGATTCCGTAACGCTTGCGGATCTGGGTAGGCTTTGGGCGGATATAACTGTGGATGTTTTGGCTCATACTCGTCTGGCCCAACAAGCGCACCCGTCCACTCCTTCTTCATGTCCCGAAGACGGTAGCGACGACCGGATCGATCCGATATCCCCCAAGCATTCTTTCCGCTAGCGTATGCCATTAGACCCTCAAGTAAGCCATGCTAGGCTGTAGTTTAAGAGGCGTCCGACCTTCGTCTTCGTCCGCCGCACGTTGGAGCTCTTCCTCGTATACAGACTTCAGGATTTGTATTTTCTCTGGTGCACGTTTCATCGCCATGTAATATGCTAGCCCCGCCACCATACAAGGATAAAACCTAAAAGGCATATCAGTAGTATTAACCAAAGCATCTGCATCCTCAATTCGTTGCACGTAATAGTAAACAAGCTGATCCGTAGAGTTCTCAGGAGTTGCCCAAAGGTTAATTACAGGGTCAATCTGACGGTCAAAATAAAACTGGCTAGGACGACCCTTTGTCGTTTTGTTGGGTAGAGTAGCATACTCCCCACGACTAATGCGCTCAACTTCGTAGTCTGTACCACTCCGACGAAGCGTAACCTCCAGAATGTCCACAACATCGTCAGTCAGTGTTTCTTGAGCCTGTCCTTCTGTTAAGGTTAGCGTCCCTTGCTTTACCGTCCACAGATTTAAGCCACGGTTAGCCCAATCCGCAAACATCAAGTTCAACGAACGACGCGCTGTTCTGGCATCATAGCCTGTGCGAACTTCGAGGCCACAGCGTTCAAACGCTTCCTCGATGATCTCACCGACATCCATGTTAAAGTCTCTTGAACCTGATGTGGTCATGACTCTTGTTTCCTTTCTCCCCAGTTATGGCACGTTAAGTTTACTATAACTGAACCTACATACTTGCTTTGCAATGACGGCAGACCGTTGTTCATTAAGTCCGCGTAGCAATCCTGTTCTGATACGTGGCCTGGGCCACCTACTGCAAAACAAAAGTTTTGTGTGCAAATCAGAACAAATGCTGTCCACATTACATTATACCTTTATCCCATATGCGTATCACGAACTCCACGACCAGCCATCACACATCCGCCGTTCTTATATCGTACCATACCACCTTTGGCCTTTCCTTGCGAACGCTTTATAGCTTCCTCGGTAGGCGCACCTTTTTCGCCCTTGCTACGCATCCGTTCGCCAGACCCCTCTTCGATTCTTTTTCTCTTATTGTGGATATTTGTCCACAAACCTGGTTTTCCCATATCGCTATTCCTTTTCTGTGGCGGCGTGGATATTTGATAACTCATTGAACTTCGACTTATGCTCATTGTATTTTGCACTCCGCACTAAAAAATCCTGCCACATTGGCTTGATCATGTTGTAATTCTCATCAACTTTATAGGTAATAACAGCCACGTTAGCATTCATGCCATACAACTGGAAAGCTCCCCACCCTAAAAGCAGAACAATAATTGTGCTGAAAACATCCTGAGAATTAAGTTTCATGATCTTACCACATTTTGCATGACCAGTACTTGGCCTTTAATTTATCAAGTTTACCCTTGTCACAACCGTGCCGCGCACGGAAGGACTTACGACGTTCAGGGTTTGACTTCTTAATGGTCATATTAGCGTCCCCGAATCTGACGATCTTCTCTTTCCCCTTGTCACATGCCTTTACAACAAACTTCTTGCCACCAGACTTTTGACGCTTGGGCTTGTTACATTTCATCTTGGACTTGTCGATCTTAGGCATCACAAACCCCCTACTTCTTGAATTAAGTATGCGTCAAATGCTGCGGTAATCCGTGCGTTGTTGGATCTCAAGTCTGCGCGTATATCTATGTCGGACTTTTCAGGTAACTTAAACGGAGCATGGAAAGCATAAAAATACTCTGCCGATGCAACTTCAAACGTATGCGCAATACGAAAAGCAGATTCTCCACCGTACCGAACAAAAAAGTTACCTGTCGCATCCGCACCCGCCTGCACACTCATAACACCTTGTGTAAGGTATAAACTGTATCCCGCAGGCACCGTATATACACCCATAAGTGTCTGAGCTTTAGCTGCCGTAATCCGTGCTACAACTGTAGTACTTCTCTTTATGTCAATGTTGCCGACGTTTTCCGCCGAGCCATTATACATATACGCACGATACACGCGAATAAACGACTGGGTTGTGGAATTACCCGTCGCATTTGTAAGCGTTACATTTTCAGAGATTTGATTGTAGTTGGCATCAAGACCAATAATAGTAATGGTCTTATTTGCATCAGACGCACTCGCTCGATCTACTGTTAGAGTACCCGCTGATGTTAGTGCGGACCATGGATACAGTGTATCGTCTATATCCCACACTGTTCCTGTCGTGTTAATCGACATAGCAGGAACGGCACCAAACTTATGCAACACAGAATGCCCAGGGATTTGCCCCCTGGACACCTGAAGCTCAAATGGCTCAGATGTTCCGACCTGTGTAATGGAACGGATATCGTATGCCATCAGATCCTCCTATGAAAGGATGATCGTGAGTTCGTTACTCGCACCTGTGAACGCATCGACAAACACACCGCTGCTTGCGATGATGCCGTCATCTGGGATGTTCATTACATGATGTCCCGCTGGGAACTTCTGCGTTAGCAAAACTTCTCCGTTCGTGTCCCCGTTTTTCAACGTGAACGCACCTGCTGCGGCACCGTAAATTACAACCTGACGTAAACGTGAACGAGACGGACCAACAACGGCGGCTGTTGTTCCTTGAACCCAGTTGTATGCACTGACTGGACCTGCCATGTGTTAATCCTTTTTCTTCTTAGGACGACCGCGCTTAACAACCTTCTTCACTGTCTCCCATGCTTCATTCACATCTGGAGTCGAAGGGTCGTCTGCCTTTAGCGTACCATCCTCGTTACGTGCGCGTTTCTTTTCGACTTTTACACCGATTCCACGACGAGCTAATTCTTCTTCACTAGGTGGTTTGAACCTACTCATTGGTCACCCCCTTACGATGCTGCGATTGTGCCGCCTGTATCTGAACGCTTCCAGTCTGTTCCGTCAGAGAAAGCTAGGATTGCAGAACCTGCCGCACCATCAGAAACATAAACAAGAGTTCCAGCACCTGCGTCAGAAGCAGATGGGGCTGTCGCAACTGTATACGTGGGAACTTTGATGTCGCCAACAAAACCATTAGTTGAGGTCACTGGACCTGAGAAAGTAGTTGATGCCATTATGTCACCTTTTGCATAAGGATTCGCTTTACAGTCTATGCAACGTCAGGAGGGCGGTAACCTGTCTGCAAAGCTAATTTTTGCCCTGTCAACATCTTACCTAAGTTTTTAAGAAAAAGAAAGTGTGATATATTCTGCGCAGCCAACACAAGGGGATGCGACCTTGCCTTATAAAGACAAGGGACGACGTGCTGAGTATAACAAACGTTACGGTGCTGATTGGTATCAGCGCAACAGAGAACTTACGCTTGAACGATCTCGCAAACGCAAAAAAGAAAAACGTAAAAAATGGCATGACTACAAGGCAGGTTTGTCCTGCTTTTTTTGTGGCTTCAGCCATCCCGCTGTAATAGACTTTCATCATCCTGACTCAAAAGGGGGAACTAAAGTTAGTTACTATGTGCAACAAAATCAGTGGAAACGAGCATATCAAGAGGCTGAAAAATGCATACCTGTTTGTTCCAACTGCCATAGAATATACCACTATAAAGAAAGGTTAAAAAATGATTGATTCGAGTGACCTAGAAGAACACTTTAAAATAGCTAATAAAGTAGTGAATCGAGCTAAACGAGGTCTTCCGCATGATAGATGGATGATTGGAAACAAAGAGATGGAAGCATTTGTTAAAGCATATTGTGACCTGCTTGACGCATGTAACAACATGCATAAAGATATAATAAGCAAAGGCTTAGAGTCTATGAACATAGGGGAGTAAAATGTCAGAAGAGCTAGAACAAGATCAAAGTATAGTTGTATGGGCAACACCAATATACCATCGAAAACTTAAACTTCAGGAACAAAAAGAAATCAAAACGCTTCTTGAACCGTTTATTACAGACGATGTCCTAGACCAAAACGCGTTCAACCTTAGTAAACAAAAAAGCTCTATTCGAAATCCAAAAAACGCCGAGCTTCCTTGGGACCAGTTTTTAGACTTCCTTCGCCCCTACATCGACGACTTTTACAAACTTTTACGTCCTAATCGTAACTTCCACACAGACATTACTTGTCCTTGGATAAACACATATGACATAGACAACTTTCAAGAAGTACACGATCACGCTTTTCGCAATCTGAGCTTTAGTTGTATCTACTATTATGAATTGCCATATCAACCTGAACCTGCTGGAAAAACATTCTTTCTAAACAGGTACAGTGCTGAATCCAAAATGACCGACCTTAACTACATCTTTGATTTCTTTAAAGATCACGAGAAAGTTACGTTAGATGCCAGTACAGGTTCTTTTGTTATTTTTCCTGCGTGGCTCCAACACTTTACCGTCCCAACAGAAAAACCGCGCATTACTATAACGGCAAACCTATGCCTTACTCCTGCGGAAAGCATTGAGTATTAAAAAAGAGGGGCACCGAAGTGCCCCTTTTAGTTTCAGGGAGGTGTCCAAAATGAAGAGGACAACCTCATTGTAGCATGAATTATGCGCCAGGTGAACCGAATACACAGCGTGGGTCTGAGAACCCAAAGCTGTAACGCTCACGCGCTTTGAAGCGCATGTTACCTGTGTCAAAGTCAGCTTCCATGTTTGTTGACATCGGAGAACGCTCAAAGTGGACAAATCCACGAGGTGCGTCTGTTTTGATGAAGAACGCATCTGGGTCTGTTAGGAAGTCGTTGACGGCATAGCCTTCAGGCAACATTCCCATAGAACGTAGAGCGTTTACATCGTTGTCCGCTGTGCCAACGCGCAAGTTAGAAACCATCA